TCTATGAACATCATCTAAAGTATCACCAAATTTATTTGAACCACTCGCATATGTTATTGAAGCACTTGTTACATTTGTATGAAATTCGTTAGCTTTTATATTTCCACTAGCACTTATATCACCTGATACAATTAAACCAGAACCAGTTATTTGTAAAAATAATGTACCACCAGCAGCAAATCCTAATTTATCGGCTGATACACGATACATTCCTGTATCTGTATCATCTTTGAATGAATAATTTGGCGCAGTAGCATCACCAGCTGTATTAGCTCTTATAGCAAAAGCACCAGCTGAATTATAAAATAATGTAGAAACACCGAAATCCAATTGACTTGAAGTATTTGCTCTAAATACTGTGTTACCACCCCGTTTAAAAAATACATCATCATCGGCATGTTCATAAAAACCAGTGTCACCATCACCAAAGACAAGACCGGATGAAGCTCCATTATAAGGATCTCCACCAATATGCACTGTACCAAATGAACCAGTTGAAGTTGATGAACCACTTACATTACCAACAAATATATTAGTTGCTCCAAGTGTTAATCTTTTTGTTGCTCCACCATAGATATCAAGTCCACCAACATATAAATCACCACTTGCACTTATGTTTCCACTAGCACTTATATCCGTAGCACTTATACCATTTACGAAAAGATAATTCCAATCTTTTGTGGATGAACCTATGTCAAAAGTTCCAGCAGCATTCGGAATCAAATTTGAAGTTAAATCTGCTGATATACTAACCGAATCGGTATCAGCATCACCAATGGTAAGATTACCACCGATAACAGCGTCACCAACCACATTTAGATAAGCAAAAGACCCAGTTGATAGTATAGAACCACTTATTAAAGTGTTATCTATTATCTTTCCAGATACAGAAGAACCTGACATTATCATTTTGTCAAGTTGAGCTCCAGTATATATACTTACATAATCAGCCATTTAAAATTTCCCGTTTTGGTTTGACATTTTATAGTCCACCTCTGTACACAAATGTAACACTCATATCTCCACTTGCACTAACAGCACATGGATTAATTGGTATTGACACATTTGAGTCATCTTGAGTTAGTGTTACTGTATTATCTGCTGAAAAAGCAGCTGCTAGTAATGCCGATCCCTCAGCACTTGTACAATCATATTTAAAAGTAGCATTTCCTACTCCTTGTATAATTACCGAACTAGCATTTTCCATAACTATACTTGATGATACAGTTGATACTCTACCAAAAGCACTCTTTGGTAAAGCTGTAGGACCTTGTCTGTCAAAGCCTGATACCGATGGACCTACACTTCCTGATGCATATGATGTCATTTAATTTCTCCTATTTCCACGAGTTTCGTTTAAGCCATATATCTCTGTATATGTCTCCTACTACATCTCTAATTACTTTTTTTATTGTTTCTAAATCTTTCTTATCAAGCTCTTCATTGACACCTATTTTTTTCTTCTTTCTTTTCTTTTTACTAAAAGCAAATGGTGTGCTATATCCAGCAACATCACCAGTTGTGGTTATTTCATCTAACTCTTCATCTTCCATCATTTCAAGAGCTATTTGTTTCAATATATCATTAAAGTCTTTTTTTGTTTTTATTTCCACTTTTCTTTAGTTCCTTTAATAGTTCCATATATCTCATTGTTTGAACAACTACACTATCTTTTACCAATTTAGATTTTTTTACACCACAGAATTTATCTATTGATTTGATAGCCTCTTTTAATTTAATTTTAACAACTTTGTCTTGTAATTTATTAGAATGTTGTTTTAATTCTTTCTTAATAGCAGGTACTATTTTTTCAATATATTCCTTTAATGAATTAACATTAGAAACATTATTAATGTATGCTCTTAATAAGGATTTCTGTGGATAATTTAAATTAGAATGTTTTTGATTAAATTTTTCTAAAAGTGTTTGATAAGTAATAATTCTTAAATCTTTATCTTTTGGAAGAACTGCTGTTAATGTAGATTCTATATTTGTTTTATTATTTGTTGTTACATGCTCAACCAAGTTGAAATGAGATTCAGTTTTCTCAACCGGTGACAAATCATTATATTCAAATAATTTATATATAGATGCGTATGCTGAATAATTTTTTACTTTTGATGAAAGAAAGTTTGGTAAGTCATATCTATCTTTTATATCTTTTATAAGATTATATTTTTCTTTTTTAAGTAGAGAATTATTTAATTTTCTTCTTTCACTTATAACCTCATTGATAAAGTAGTCAGCTTTGTTATCATTATTAAACTTTTTGTTTATCAGTATATTATAGAGAGCTAGTTCTTTACCCAACTCTGTCCTCTCATTAAATCTTTTTTTAATCATATGAGCTGCTTTAGAGTCGTTTTTCTTGTTCAAAACATCCGCTGTAATCTGTCTGAGTAAAAATTCAAACAATAGACCAGTGTTGCGGACCTTTGAATGCTTTAACTTACGGTTTCGCATACGAAGTTCTCCGTTTTCTTAATAGTATTATGTAGTTTTTCATATATAAATATAATTTTTTTGAACTTTTGTATATATTTATTCACTATCTTCATCATTTAATATTACATCTTCACTTAAAATACTTTTATCTATTGTATTTTGTCCAAATTTTTGTTTAAGTTGATTTAGTAAACCCTCTCTTGCAACAATCGTTCCACCTTTACCAACTGCTAATGGTGAACCACCTTTAAATTCTCGTTTACCATATCGTTCTCTATCGTATGATGTTGCATTTTTTAAATCTTCAGATTTAGCACCATTTGGATTTACATCCTTTTTAAATCTATCTTTCTCACTACCACCCCATTCACCTTTTCTAGCAACTTCTAAATCATCATCATCACCAGCTTTTTCTCCGGATTCTGCGGGGTCATTACCTTCTGATTCAATTTGTTCAAATCTAAATACCTGTTTTCTGTCTTCAACTATTTGACTAAATAAATTTTCTTTTTCATCTTTATTAAATTCAAAAATATTGTTATAAATCCATTCTCTAGACAATAATTTATTTTCAATCATTGTATTAGCTATTTCTATTTGCTGTGTCAATAATTCTAATTTTTCTTGCTCATGTATCATAGATGGGTTTGTTAATTCTAATTCAAAGTTAATAAGTTCAGCATCTTCAAATCCTTGTGTGTATAAATGAACGATAGCAATCTTTTCTAATTCAGCACATATTATTTTCTGTAATCTTTCAATTGTTCTTGCAAATCTTACATCTTCTGCGGCTAGTGTTGCTTTACTTCCAACACCCTCTTCATATCCAAGAAATGCCTTTGGTATTTTAAGAGCTGCCATCATTTTGTTTCTTAAATATTCAATATCATCTATAGCACCCTCGTTAGATAAGCTAGGTAAGGTATCAATAGAAGTTCCACTGTCACCACCACGAACAGGTAGATAATAATCCTCTGTAACAGATTCCATATTGTAACGAAGATTGTACTCGCCTGTATTTTGGTCGATGACAGGAATTTTTTTCATCTTATTAATTATTTGTTGCATAAAATTTTCCACTTCGTTTGGTGGTATGTTTCCAATATCAACTTTAAATATTCTTTTTTCTGGAGCTCTCATCATCCTATGAATTAACATAGCATCTTCCATAAGACTTAATTGTTTCCATACTCTACGAGCACCCTCTAACATAGATTTACCATAAGGAAGATAGTTGGAATCCGACAACATTCTGAAATGTGCTACTTCATAATTTTCTAAAAATGTAGATGATTTGTTTTTACCATATCCAGCAGACTCACCTTCTATTTCAAATTGAACTGTTTTTGGATTTGATGGGTCATGACCCTCCAATCTATTTATGTCATATGGTGATATTGGTTTTATATTAACTACACCATATTTGTCCAAAATATCTAATTGTAAATAAAAATCTCCATATTTAGTCATATTTCTAATCCATGACCATAGATTAAATTCTATATTCATCACATCATAAAACAAATTATTTAAAATTTCTACAACTTTTCCATTATCTGATTTTATTTTTAATATTTGAGATTCTTGATTATCAACTGTAGATTCGTCTGAATATATATCAAGAGCTGATGAAATTATTGGGTCTGCATCCATCAATTCATAATCTTTAAATAACTCTTTTCTTGCAACTTCATAGGCGCTTGCATTTTGTGAATTTGCATATTTTTGAGCCCAAGCAGTACCATGCATAAGTCTATTATATCTATCTATAAAATTTGAAGTTAAAGCTGTTTGTGTAAAATCTAAATCTTTAACTTTTACCTGACCACTGTCAGTTTTTCTTAAAACAATACTAGATTGAAATAATTTTCCTAATCTAGTTAATATATTTTCATTTTCCGCCATTTTTTACCTCTTATTTTATTAACCAAGTTAAATCTTCTTTTTCTCCACCTATATCCATCTCATATGGATTTTTTGATGGCATTCCATTTTTTCCAGCTTGAAAACCAGCACTATGATCTACTTTGTTCCCATTACTTTTTAACATTGTATCCATCATAGCCCATTGTTGATTATTTCTATCAGTTTGTAATCTTAAAGCTGTATCTCTAACCCATAGTGCTATCGAGTAAGACATAACTAAGTCATCATTATAACCTTGCATAGCTTCTGCTTTTGCATTTGTTATTCCAGTCTTATAAATAAACACAAATAGTTCATCTATAAGT